CTATCGCTTCAACAGATTTATCAAACACATCTAATATTACTTTAAATGACGCAACACAAACTTTAACTAATAAGACATTAACTAGTCCAACTATTAATGCTTTCTCTGGTACAGGTAATGGTAGTATCGCAGGTACTTTATCATTAACATCTACAAGTACAGGTGATGTATTAAATATAACTACAACCGAAAATAGTTCAACTGCTGGTCCTGTTATAAACTTAAAAAGAAATAGTGCTAGTGTTGCAGACGCAGACTATATGGGGCAAGTTAAATTCCAAGGTGAGAATGACGCTGACCAAGAAATTACTTATGCTAAAATTACTGGTAAAATACAAGACGCTTCAGATGGTAGTGAAGATGGTTTATTAGAATTTGCAAACATCAAAGCAGGTTCACAAACTATTACTGCTAGATTAAGATCAGATAGTTTACAATTATTAAATGGTACAAGTTTATCAGTTGCAGGTGACGCTACAATTACAGGTGACTTAACGGTAAATGGTACAACAACTACCGTATCTACAACTAATACGGTTGTTTCAGATTCACTATTAGAATTAGGAAATGGTACTTCAGGTACTCCTGCTAATGACGCTGGTTTAGTTATAGAAAGAGGAAGTTCAGATAACGCATTTATCGGATTTGATGAAAGTGATGATAAGTTCAAAGTAGGAACTGGTTCATTCACAGGTGCAAGCACAGGAAATTTAACAATTACAACTGGTACATTAGTTGCTAATTTAGAAGGTAATGTAACTGGTAACGTATCAGGTTCTTCTGGATCAACTACAGGTAACGCTGCTACAGCAACTGCTCTTGCAACAGCAAGAAATATCGCTGGACAAAGTTTTGATGGTAGTGCTAATATTACAATTGCAAGTACAGATTTATCTGATACGGCTTCTATTACACTATTAACATCTTCACAAACTTTAACTAATAAAACATTAACATCACCTGTTTTAAATACAGGCGTTTCTGGTACTGCTGTTGCTGATGAAGACGATATGTCTTCCGATTCGGCAACGAAATTAGCAACACAACAAAGTATTAAAGCATATGTTGACAATCAAACTTTATCACTTATTGATGAAGATAATATGGCAACAGATAGTGCTACTCGTCCACCATCTCAACAATCAGTTAAGGCATATGTAGATAGTAATGTTTCAAGTGTATCGGCTTCAAGTTCAACTACGTTTACTAACAAGTCAATAGATTCAGACAACAACACAATTACAAATATAGTTAACGCTGATATTAAATCATCAGCGGCTATCGCAATGAGTAAGTTAGAAGATTTAACTGGCTCACGTGCTCTTGTTTCTGATGGTAGTGGTGATGTTTCTGTAAGTGATATTACATCTACAGAATTAGGATATTTGAATGATCTTACAGGAAATATACAGACACAATTAGACGCAAAACAGGCAACTATAAGTTCGTCTGCTAGATTAAACGCAAATTTGATACACGATGGTACGATATCAAATACAGAATTTGGTTATTTAAATGGGGTTTCTAGTAATGTTCAGACTCAATTGGATAACAAATCAACAAAAGGTTTTGCAATTGCTATGGCAATCGCATTATAAATATATAAATAGATAAAGAGATAGATATATGGCACAAAATTTTAGAAGATATATAGCAAGAAACGTTGGTACGTCAGCAGTAACATTGCATACTGCAAATAGTTATGATACTGTTATAGGTATTGCTTTAGCGAATACAACGTCAAGTGAAATCAAAGTAGATGTTTATATAAATGATGGTTCAAATGACTATTATCTTATAAAAAGCGCACCGATTCAATCAGGTGGCACTTTACAAATTATAGACGGAGGAGCAAAATACGTTATTCAAAGTGCTGACGTATTAAAAGTAGTATCTAATACTGCTAGTTCTTGTGATGTTTGGGTAAGTGCTGTGGATGCAATATCAGACTAGGGAATAAATGGCTTACATAGGAAATAACGTTGCTCAAACTGCTGTAGATACAACAGATCAAAGATTTGATGAGATGAAAGCAATCTCAATTGACAGTTCTGCTGTACAGACAATATACCTAGGCGGTGATGAAACAGGCGTAGCTGCTTCTCCAGAAGACGCTTTCGGGGTTTCTTTAAATAATATCGTTGCAGACTGTAATCACAAAACATATAGAAGAATTGATATGGGAACTGTTTCAGTTCAATTAGGAGTAGTTGACTTTGGTTATGTTGCTAACTCTAATTAATATTATGGAAATTGAAAATCAAACAAATTAAGTAAAAAAAAGGAGTTCAAATAACTAATTATTATAAATAATACAAGTTAGTTTGTTACAAAAGGGAGAGAACAACAATGCCAACAATTTTACAATTAAGAAGAGGTACTACTGCTGAAAATGCTGCCTATACAGGCTCAGTTGGTGAAATAACGGTAGATACTACACTAGATAAAGTTATCTTACACGATGGTTCTACTGCAGGTGGTGCCGCTACTGTTGGTAACTTACAAGGAAATATTCAATTAGGTAAGACGGCTGCAGGTGAAATAGATACATCTACAGGAAATCTTACAATAGACTCAGCTGGTGGAACAGTTACAATTGACGACAATTTAACTGTATCAGGAAATTTAACAGTTTCAGGAACAACTACAACTGTTGACTCAACAACAATTAGTATTCAAAATGCTTTTGTTTTTGAAGGTGCAACAGATGACGCTTACGAAACAACTTTAACAACGGTTGATCCAACAGCAGATAGAACACTATCTTTACCAAACGCAACTGATACGTTGGTTGGTAAAGCAACTACAGATACACTTACAAACAAAACATTAACAAGTGCCGTATTAAATACTGCCGTTTCAGGTAGTGCTATATTAGATGAAGATAATATGGCTTCAAATAGTGCTACACAAATTGCAACTCAACAATCTATTAAAGCATATGTTGACTCACAGGTAACAGCACAAGACATGGACGTTACGTCTGACTCTGGAACAATTGATGTTGATTTAGATTCAGAAACATTAACGATTGCAGGTGGAACAGGAATTGATACATCTGCTACAGGAACAACTGTAACTGTTGCTATTGGCGGCTCAGTTGCTACGTTAACAGATTCTCAAACATTAACAAACAAAACATTAACTTCACCAGTATTTAATACAGGTGTTAGTGGTACTGCTGTTAAAGATGAAGACAATATGGCGTCTGACTCTGCAACACATTTAGCAACACAACAATCCATTAAAGCGTATGTTGACTCACAAGTTACTGCTCAGGATTTAGATTTAACTACAGACTCTGGAACAATTGATATTGATTTAGACTCTGAAACGTTAACAATCGCTGGTGGTACTGGATTAACTTCAAGTGCGACAGGAACTACAGCAACACTTGCTATTGATTCAACTGTTACAACTTTAACAGGAACACAAACTTTAACTAACAAGACTTTAACAAGTCCTGTTATGACAACACCACAAATCAATGACACATCAGCAGATCATCAATATGTATTTGCTGTAAGTGAATTGGCGGCTGACAGAACAGTAACTCTTCCATTGTTAACTGGCAACGATCAAGTCACTATGGATGCTCACGCAACTACATTAACTAACAAAACAATTGATTTAGCAGATAATACTTTGACAGGTTCACTTGCTGAGTTTAATACTGCTCTACAATCTGAAAGTTTTGCTGGATTGGCTGCAACTCAAACATTAACAAACAAAACAATATCAGGTAGTGCAAACACATTATCAAACATTGGTAACTCATCATTATCAAATAGTTCAGTAACAGTTTCAGACGGTTCTAATACTACAGCAATTGCTTTAGGTGGAACAATGACTTTCTCTGGAACTAATAATGAAATTGAAGTTGCTGAAAGTTCAGGAACAGTAACTATCGGATTACCTAACAACGTAACAATCTCTGGAAACTTAACTGTTTCTGGTGATACTACTACAGTTAATACTGCTACATTGGCAGTAGAAGATCCATTAATTGCTCTTGCAACAGGAAACAATTCGGCTGACGCTGTTGATATTGGTATGTATGGATTGTACGACACATCTGGTTCACAAGACCTTTACGGTGGTTTGTTTAGAGATGCTGGCGATGGTAAGTGGAAACTATTTAAAGATAATCAGGCTGCACCTACAACAACTGTAAACACAAGTGGTACAGGATATGCTGTTGCGACATTAGTTGCAAACATTGAAGCAACAACTGCTACTTTGGGTGGGGTTGATATCTTATCTACAACTAATACTAAAACGATAACTAACAAAACTATTAACGCTTCTAACAACACAATTTCAAACATTGTTTCATCTATGTTTGCTACTGCTGTTCAGTTAGATATTGTAGATTCTGGCGGAACAACTGTTAAATCTATATTCGGTTGTAGTTCGTAATATTTAATTAATCACTTAATTATCTATTTTTACATAACGCATTTATGCGTAAACTGGGAATGAGCCTTCTCAACAGTTGGAAAATCTTATAAATAGTAACAAAAGGAACTATTAAATGGCTAATCCAAATACCAGAGAAACATTAAAACAGTATGCTTTAAGAACATTAGGCAAACCTGTTATTGAAATTAACGTTGATGACGATCAGTTAGAAGATAGATTAGATGAGGCGTTGCAATATTTTGCTCAATATCACTATGATGGTGTTGAAAGAACATACCTTAAATACAAAGTCACACAAGCAGATGTAGATAGAATGAAATCTCCTGATGGAGATAGTTCATCTTCAATTACTAAAAATTCAGTAACTACTGCATGGACTGAACAGAATAATTTTATAGTAGTTCCAGAAGCTGTATTAGCAGTAACTAGAATATTCCCTCTATCAAATAGAGGTAATCAAAATTTATTTGATATCAGATATCAATTAAGATTAAATGATCTGTATGACTTTTCATCAACATCAATTATTCATTATGATATGGTGTTAAGACATTTAGATTTTTTAGATCACATATTAGTAGGTGAAAAACCTGTAAGATTTAATCAATACAATAATAAACTTTACGTAGATATGGATTGGAAAACAGACATATCTGTAGGAGAGTTTCTTGTTATTGAATGTTTTAGAAAATTAGACCCAACTGTTATGACCGATGTATATAATGATATCTATTTAAAAAGATATACAACAGCATTGTTCAAAAGACAATGGGGTGCCAACTTATCAAAATTTAACGGTGTAGCTATGTTAGGTGGTGTTACACTTAATGGTCAACAAATATTCCAAGAAGCACAAAACGATATAGAAAAATTAGAAACTGAAATAAGAGGCACATACGAAACGCCTGTAACTTATATGATAGGATAATGCTATGCCAGTTAATCACTATTTTCAAGGCGGCAACGGAATCGGCAACACAGCAGAAAAAAGATTACACGAAGATTTAATCATAGAAGGCCTAAAGATATACGGCCACGATTGCTTTTATTTACCAAGAACATTAGTCAATAAAGATTTAGTTTTAGGAGAGGACACTCTTTCTAAATTTGACGCTTCATATATGTTAGAAATGTATGTTGAAACTACTGAAGGCTTTGCAGGTGAACAAGAATTAGTATCTAAATTTGGTTTAGAAATTAGAGAAGATACAACGTTTATGATTTCTAAAAGACGTTGGCAAAATCAAGTTGATAACAAGGCAACTTTAATACAATCAGGTAGACCAAACGAAGGTGATTTAATTTATATACCTTTGATGAATAGTTTTTTTGAGATACAGTTTGTTGAAGACCAAGAGCCATTCTTCCAATTAGGAAATTTACCAGTTTATAAATTAAGAACAACTAGATTCGAATATAGTTCGGAGAAATTTGATGTTGGTAGAAAAGAAATAGATGATGTTGAAGATAAACTATCATTAGATATATTAAAAGAACAATTAGTATTAGAAGATGATGGTGGTATGTTATTAGAAAATTCTGATACCGTAACAGGAGTTTATGACTATATAATACTAGAAACAGACGATTATAATCTGGCGACACAAACAAGAGATTATGCTGATAACACTACATACGAATCAGACGCTGGGTTTGGTACAGAAAGTACAGCAGATGATATACTTGACTTTACTGAAAGAAACCCATTTGGAGAGGTTGACGAATAATGTTTGGAAAAAGATTTTACCACGAGTCATTAAGAAAAGTTGTTGTAGCATTTGGTACAATATTCAACAACATTATTATTCATAGAACAAATAGTAGTGGTGATGTTGTACAGAAAATAAAAGTACCTTTAGCATATTCGCCTAAAGAAAAGTTTTTAGTAAGATTAGAACAACAACCTAATTTAGAACAAAGAGAAACTGCTATATCATTACCTCGTATGGGTTTTGAAATATCAGGTATCTCTTATGATTCATCTCGTAAATTACAAAGAGTAGGTAAGTTTAAAAATGTAAATACTTCAGACGCAGCTAAACAATACTATCAGTATAATCCTGTGCCTTATAATATATCATTTAATTTATATTCATTTACAGCAACTGCTGAAGATGGATTAATAATCGTAGAACAAATTTTACCTTACTTTCAACCAGACTATACAGTTACCATAAATGCAATTCCTGAAATGGGAATTAAAAGAGATGTACCGATTACTTTAAATTCTGTAGATTATGCAGATAGTTATGATGGTTCATTTACAAATAGAAGAGCAGTTAATTACAGTTTAAGTTTTACTGCTAAAACATATTTGTATGGACCTATATATTCTAGTAAAGTAATTAAAGAAACACAAACTGACTTATACACCGATACGACTGGAAATCCTACAAGAGAAGAAAGAATTGTTGTGGTGCCTGATCCAACAACAGCTGACGCTGATGATGATTTTGGTTTTACTACAACTATAACTGTTCACAAAGATTCCAAAAATTATAACCCAAGTACTGATAGTGATGGATAATTATTATGACAATAGACGACAAAATAAATGAGGCTCTAGGTATCACGCCAGAAAAGCCTGCTACAAAAGCTGTAGTTAAAAAAGAGTTTACTCCACCAGTTCCTAGATTAGAAGATAAGAACAAAGAAGATGTGGATAACGATTACAAATATAGTAGAGAAAATTATTACAATCTTATAGAACGAGGCCAAGACGCAATACAAGGTATATTAGATATTGCAGGTGAGAGTCAACACCCACGTGCCTATGAAGTTGCAGGTAACTTAATTAAACAAGTCGCTGATACAGTTGATAAATTACAAGACTTGCAAGGTAAACTTAAAACATTAAAAGATGTACCTAATAAAACTACTGCTAATATTAAACAAGCACTCTTTGTAGGTTCTTCAGCAGAATTACATAAAATGCTTAAGAATAAAAACAAAGAAGTAAAAGAGGATAAAACTTTTAAAGATGGTTTTAATCCAGATGAAGTAAAATATGACTGAAGCATATCTAGGAAATCCTAATCTATTTAAAGCAAATACAAAAATAGAATACACCGAAGAGCAAGTTTTAGAGATTGCAAAGTGTATGGAAAATCCTATCTATTTTATATCAAAGTATATAAAAATTGTTAACATTGACCAAGGGTTAGTGCCATTTGACTTGTATAAGTTTCAGGAAAAGATGGTTGAAACTTTCCATAATAATAGATTTTCAATTGCAAAATTACCTAGACAGTCAGGTAAATCAACAACAATCATCGCTTATCTATTACATCAAGTTATATTCAATGATAATATAAACGTTGCAATATTGGCCAACAAAAGTTCAACTGCTAGAGATTTATTAGGCAGACTTCAACTCGCATATGAAAATTTACCACCTTGGTTACAACAAGGTATTTTAAATTGGAACAAAGGTTCACTTGAATTAGAAAATGGTTCAAAGATACTCGCAGCCGCAACATCTTCAAGTGCGATTCGAGGTGGTTCATTTAACATAATATTCCTTGATGAGTT